AAGTGCGAAGATGATCAAACAAATATAAACACAGTTTGTCAAAAATCTGAATATGTAAAAGTTGATGAAGACGAGAAAATCTTTAAAAACTTTGGACCTTTGGAAAAGAAACATGACACCGATGCCATATTTGTGTCGTACCCAGGTTCTCCGGGATTTGATCGTTACACAAGAGCTATAGTTGAATACACACAATTTTTGTACATGTATATATTGTGTCTAATCATTTTGGGATTAGCTTTCTTTCCACAGAGGCAAAAAGTTTTGTTACCTACATTAGTTCTATTTACAACTTTCTATGCTTTTGTTGCCGATAAGTCATGCACTTTCCATTCTAGCTAGATCATCTATGTCTGTTCTTGACTGATCACGACTCCTTCTTCTAAGAACTGAAACAGCATTCAACCATCTCGTCACAGCTCTCTTTGACGCAATCTGTGACGCGGTCTCATCACTCACAATAATACTCAAACCATTACATACATCAGGTTTATTTTGTTTATCTGGGAATTCTAAATTAAACGCTTCTATAGATATCGCGGGAAGATCTGGAGCTTCGTCCAAAAGTCTATCATATTCTTCGCGACACTTTTTAACAAAATCCAACACACATGTACGATCCCCTTCATCAAGTGAAAGTTCCATATCAATATTTCTGTAGAACTTTGAATATTGGACACACATAACAGAATGTCTTTCAGCTAATCTACCACTATCACTAAACTTACCTATTGATGTGAGAATACCAGCAAGAACATTGAGAAACGCAAAAAAGTATTGAACAATCATAATTTTGTTTCTTGTTGCGGGATCCAAGTCTTCATTTCCGCTTGGATTGAGTACTGCGAAACCTCCAACCCCTGTTATACTAGCAATCACAATACTAGGATAAGAGAGGTAGTCATTTTGCCTCTTATAGTGAAGGCGGGCGTGGTTGTGAAGCCAACGGTAACCCGCAGCTCTCTCCGCCCACGATTTTAGAAGCTTCTCCTGCTTTTCACACCATCGATGTGTTTCATCGTGAGCTTCCATTATTTTACGCGGGGATTTTAATTGTCATCTACGATTGTACCGGTTAGTGATTCTTTAAGTGAAGCGTAGACAGTTCCATAAATATCCGCTGGAATTGTATTACATGTAACATGGACAGACACCGTATTAATAATATTTGGTCCATTTTTTTCAACATAATCCGCTTCATTATTCCATATATTGAAAGTTGCAGATATCACATATCCCCAGTTTGTTATTACATCTGTTATCATTTTATAATTCTCTGGATCATTAAATTCATTAGATGTGCTTGTAACGTGTTTAGCTATTTGAACGGGATTATATGTGGTAGAATAATATAACGTCCTGTTATCTGGTGTTGTTACACTTAATCCCATTTACTATTCATAAATATATTTTTTTGCCTCTTCGCGCGCAAGGCGATCCACTAGTTCATTCTGAGGATGTCCATTGTGAGCCTTGACCCAATGCCACTCAACACATTTCATTTGTTGTGAAAGTGTATCAATTTCAATCCATAATTCTTTATTCTTTACCGGAGTACCTACAGCTGTGCGCCAACCATTCCGTTTCCAATTTTTAATCCATGAAGTTATTCCATTCTTGACATAGTTACTGTCCGTAAATAGCCTTATCTCAAGAATGTCGCGTGCGAGGCACTGTTGGAGTGCCTTAACGACAGCAGTCATTTCCATCACATTGTTAGTTGTTCCGTCTTGTCCACCTGACATTTTGATACCCGCACCAGCAACTGCCCACCCTCCCGGACCTGGATTACCTAAACAACTTCCATCTGTGTAAATGTCTTGCATTCTTAGTTAATTTTAGAACTTATTGTTTAATTTCTTTTCATGTTAGTATTTCTAGTCATGACGAAAAACCCAACAAGACCGAGAACAAGAGTAGCCGCCAAGATACTGAACCCTGTTATCTGCATTTTACTAGCCTTTTTCTTTTGTTGTTCGCGAATGGTGTTCATTTTTATAATATAACGAAACATTTAATTTCTAGTGCTAAACAAAATCATTAACATACACACACAACAAATAGAAGACATCATACTTCCATGAACATTAGTACAAGTTTTTCCTGGTATCACTTTACAAAGAGTTGCCTGAGAACTTGAAACACAACAGCAACATATATATGCGAGAAGCGCTATCTTAGCACCGTCCATTTAAATATTAGGATATTTTTTGTTATCTTAATATTTAAGTTTTTTTATTACGCGAGTCGAATTTTTATATATTTAAGCCATCAACAACTTAGTTGGAGAAGGCGAGACCACCCATACCGGATTGGATGCGGAGGACGTTGTAGTTGACCGCGAACATGTGCATGGTGGTGGAAGCAACGCCAGTTGGGATAGTAACCGCGACTTGGGCGTTGTCGATACGAGAGAAGTTGCAAGTACCGGTTGGTTGGTGCTCTTCTGGCTTGAGGGCGAAAGAGTAAGAGTACACACCTGGGTATGGGCAGCCAGAGTGGTGGTTGTACGCTTGGACTTGGTTGAAGTACTTACCCTTTTGGGCCTTGAAGCGGTCTTGGCCGTTAAGGATGAGCTTGAAGTCAGTGAGTGGACCCGCGTGTTCTTCAGTGAAAGCGGCGGTGGATCCATCCTCACCACACGCAACAAGTGGAACACCAGCCGCGTAGGTGGTTGGCACATAGCAGTTGCCGGAGAGCTCAACGAAGGCGTTGGACTCAAGAACGACATCAGCAGCACCTGGGTACTTGGTGAAGTTCCACAAAGAGGTGGCAACGTTAGCGGTCGCTGGGTCGTTGAAGCACCAGACAAGTTCCTTGACTGGGTGGTTGTAGCTGAGGCGCTTGTTGGAAGTAGAGCCCGCAGTGACGGTGTCGGAGCCAGTGTGTTGGACTTGCTCGATGAGGTATTCGTGACCCTTTTGGGCGAAACGACGACGCTCTTCGGTGTCGAGGTAGACGTAGTTGGCCCACACCTTGAAAGTGTCGGTGTTACAGTAAGTGGAGAAAGTGTCCATCAAGTCGAAGTCGATGCGGACTTCGTGGTATTGAAGGGCAATGAGTGGCAAGAAAAGACCTGGGTTGCGGTTGAAGAAGAAGATGAGTGGCAAGTAGACGGTGTTACCAGTGGTAGCAGTGGTCATCTTAGCCCAGTTAGCCTTCTTGGATTCATCCAAGTAAAGCTCAGAGTACAAACGCCACCAGCGTTGGTAGTGCTTGTCGATGCGTTGACCACCGATGGAGAGTTCGGCGGAAGAGATCGCGCGTTCGGCAACCCAGTTAGCATCATCACCATCCGCGGAGCGGGTGTTAGCCGCGGCAGACTTGAGTTCAACGTACATGTCGCCAACAAGATCACCGTTGCGGGCAATAGTCACGGACACACGGCCAGAGTTGGCTGGGGTACCGTTGACAGTTTGTTCAATGTTTTCCATAGCGAAGTTAGTGTGGCGCTTGTAGACCGCCTGGAAGAAGGTAACCTTGGGGTTACCGGTCAAGTAGACGTCTTGGGCGCCGTAAGCGACGAGTTGCATGAGACCACCGGCCATTGTGAGAGTTTTTGTACTATAGACCAACATTTTTTTTCTGGCTGAAATCGCACCTGGTGCGAAATTTTGGTCACCAACTTTTCTCAGTCTAGGTTAAATGTCATCACGCCCTGAGGAAGAAGACCCAGTTGATGAGATCGAAGAAGGTGAAATTGTATCTGACGAAGAAGAGGAAGAAGCGATTTACACGAGCGACATTGAAGAGGATGAAGGAGATTTTTTCGAAGAAGACGAAGATGAAGGTATGGATCTCGCAGGTCTCATGTCCTCTCTTCTCGCGACCCCAGACGGTGATACCGTATGCTCCGCCCTGGTAAACCTTTGTTACCAATTGGAAACTCAAAACAAGATCCTAATTAAAATACTCTCCAAAATGCAATCCCAAAAATAAAGTTAAAAACAAAAATCGTAGTGTAATAAATTAGAATGGAACATACCCATTTCATCGATAAGGATCCTAATAAATATGAAGCACTTGTACAGCTTCAAAAAGAACACATCCAATCGATGAAAGAAGAACAGGTAGAAACCACACTTAATAAGTTTGAGGAAGCGTGGTCGCTTAAGTCAAATGACTTCAGAAATGCTAGAGAATTGGGATATCGTCAGTTTATACACCCAGAAAATTTTGACGAAAATGGTAATCCTATTCCAAATCAAATTGATATTTTGGCTGTTAAAGGTGTTCGCGATAAACAAAGAACATACCTAATTAACCTTAAAAATCATGCTAGAGATCTGAAAATTCATAAAAATGAACCAAATGATGATGGTATGACTATTGTTAGAAGAATTAACAACGTTTTGAAACAATTAAGCGATGGATACGAAAACATTCGTCGTCACTATACATGTTTTGAACGGGTGGATAATCCTACAGCTGTACCACAGTTTGTAAACACAGGTGATCCTTCTACCATGGACGAAGAAGAAGTTGAAAGTTCTACACCATTTCAGAAGTGTTTGTTGTATTCACTTGATCAAACATACAAAGCTGGGTATCGGAGATACAAAGGACAATGCTGCGAAGAAATTCGTACTATTGAAGGATATCGAACTCGTGCGTGGAAACCAAAGTTTACAATTGAAGAATTTATATACTCTCTTTCACAAAAAGATGATGATTTTGCTATGTGGAAAAACTTTACAAGTCGTGGTAATGTATACAGAGATGTAATTGATAATCTTTCAAAGTGTTTTGATGCTCAGTTTCCAGAAATTACAAAAAGAAGGCATGTTTGGTCTTTTAAAAACGGAGTATTTGTTGGAAAAGAGTGGGTTCCGGATCAGGGAGTTTATGACTGTCGTTTCTATCCTTATGATAGCGCTGAATTTATGTGTCTAGATCCAACTATTATTGCGTGTAAGTATTTTGATCAGCAATTTGACGACTTTTCTCATATTAAAAAATGGCAAGACATTCCAACGCCGTGGTTTGATTCAATTTTAAAGTATCAAAATCTTGAAGAAGAAGTTTGTAACTGGGCATATGTGATGGGTGGACGTCTTTGTTTTGATGTTGGTGAAATGGATACATGGCAAGTCATCCCATTCTTCAAGGGTATTGCTAGATCCGGTAAATCTACCTTAATTACTAAAGTTTTTAAGAAGTTCTATGAACCGGAAGACGTTGGCACTCTTTCAAATAATATTGAAAAGAAGTTCGGCCTTTCTGCAATTAAGGATAACTTCATGTTCATTGCTCCAGAAGTAAAAGGCGATCTTGCTCTAGAGCAGGCTGAGTTCCAATCTATGGTTTCTGGTGAAGACGTATCCGTAGCTGTGAAAAATAAGACGGCTGTTTCAATTGAATGGAAGGTTCCTGGTATTCTGGGTGGTAATGAAGTTCCAAGTTGGAAAGATAACTCTGGTTCTGTTCTTCGACGTATTTTGCCATGGAATTTTGCTAAACAGGTGAGAGATGCCGATCCACAATTGGATGCGAAATTAGATGGTGAAATGCCTATCATTCTTCTCAAGTGCATTAGGGCATATCTAGATTACTACCACAAGTACGGTAACAAAGACATATGGAATGTTGTGCCAGAATACTTCAAGAAAATTCAAAAGCAGGTTGCGATGGTTGCAAGCTCTCTTCACAACTTCTTGGAAAGTACCAATATTATCTATGGAAAAGATCGATTTGTTCCACAGAAGTTGTTTGTACAGGTATTCAATCAGCACTGTCAAGCCAACAACCTTGGCAGACACAAGTTCAACCAGGACTTCTACGCCGGTCCATTCAGCTCTCGAGATATTGAGGTCAGGGAAGAAGTTGTCACATACAAGGGGAGAACATACCCTAGACAACCGATTATATATGGACTTGATGTGGTGGAAGAATCTCTTGGTTTCACGGACGAATACTAAAAAAAATACTGACCAATAGTAATAATGAGCCAGCAGCTCAGAGAGTTTGTGAAGCAGTCGGGTGTGGAGTTGAGACGAACAGACAGTCCATCTTCCGCTTCCACAACTGCGTCAAACAATGCCCTCACACGGGAAATCGAAATGGAACTTGGGATTACACCAAAATCACAAGTATTTCCACCAAGATTAGAAAAAAATATTATGAGCAATGAAAATTATGGTGAATTTGCACAGTTTGTTCATAACTCGGATAGCAATAACAACAATGTAAATGACATTATCGCAATCGCTGAACAAAATCGCACTCCCCCAGCTCCGTCGCCCTCACCTAAAAACGTGAAATTTGTCGTGAGTAAATTGAACCCCGGTATGTTCAATGCGACCATAAATAAGGAATTTAACGCTGAAGCTCGAATTGATCTCAAGAAGATTCTTTTGAAAAATCCACTTCCAAGGACACCCATTGGTGAAGGTCTTTATATAGAAACACAAGAGATCAATGGTATTTATGGTAGATTCGTGACCGGATTTACACACAGTAAAGAATATGGGAAACAGGGTGATCTCAATAAGAACTTTTTTACTGTTCAACTCAAAATTATCGTTTCGGATGGTTCAGAGAAAAAGGGTGCTACAGTCAATTTTTACAGAAATGGCAAGATAAGATTTTCAGGTGGTTTTATTGGCGACAACATCGCGAGGCAACCAGAATTGATCCGTCGATTTGTTGTTGATTCATACTCGGAGAAACAACCTTTCTTGTACAATCCATTTGAGTACAACAATCTCAGTGGTCAGTTTAGAGTGAATGGAGATTTCAAAAGTATGCAAAGAATTGCGTCCAACTATAGAGTCTATGGATTTACAAGTGTTTCCTATGAATCCGAATTGTCGCCATTTATGTATGTGACATACCAAGGTCACAAATACATTTTGGCTTCAAGTGGTAACATTCAGATTTCTGGGGCACAAACACCTTCTGATATGCTTGAAGCTTACAATGTAGGTATAGAACTTGCGAGAATGTTGAATGAAAGTGGTGAAATCGCTTTGAAGGCTGCAGTTCCAGTGAGACTGACTAAAAAGGCGCCCACCAAGCGCAAGGTTGTGAGAAAGACAAAGAAGACTTCCACAAAGTTGAGTACAAATCAACGCGCCGCCATCAATGTTGATGCTAAGCAATGTATGCGTATGGCTAAACCAGAGTTGGTGGATCTCGCAAAGAAGTTGGGTGTTGTTGGTATTACAAAGTCATCTAAAAAGGAAGAGATTTGCAAAAAAATAAAGAACATTTCAAATGTCAAGACTGCCACTTTCCGCAACACCAACAAGGGTAAGAATGTGACACTTTCGGGTTCTGGTAACACATTCAAAGTTGGGAGAGGTACTTGTACAGGTTACAGTAAGACTGAACTCCTCCGAGTTGCTGGCATCCTCAAGATTAAACTTGATGCCAAGGAAACCAAGGCATCTCTCTGTAAGAAGATTGAAGCTGTGAGAAATGCAAAGGCTGCCCCCAAACCAAAGCCAAAGCCAAAG